GATCGCCTCGGCTGCAGCCGCACCACCGTCCGACGCCTGCTGGCCGCTTAGGCGGCCGGCCACAGCTCGCGGGGATCCATGCCGGTCGCCATCATTCGGGCCAGTCGCTCCGCACGTTGGCCCACTTGCTTGGCCCACTTCGAGTCGAGCATCATGGTCGCCGCCTGCTGGTAGTCCCCCGCCTGGATCGTTGCCAGGGTTCGTTTGAAGTTCAGCAAGCCCAGGACGCCCATGTTGAACGCCATGTCGACCAGCACCCGTTGGCGCACCTCGTTCAGCTGCGTCACCCACGGCAGCGCACGCAGCACCTCCGTCTCCATCGCGCCGATGTCGTTCGACAGCAGCATGGCGGACTCGTCGCGGGTGATGCCACGGTCCTCCAAGTTCCGGCCGACGCCGATCGTCAGCTTCCCGGCGGTGCAGCGGTAGGGCCTGAGGCGTTCCCCCTCGTGGAGGCGGAGCTGCCTCACCATCGCCTGGCGGTCGACCATCAGCGCTTCGCCAGGGGGGTGACGATGCCAGCGATGATCTCCATCGCGCGGTAGAGCTTCACCGCCAGGACGCTGAGCGTTCCGAGCGCCTCGTTGTCCTTCGGGCTCGGAGTGAGGTTGCAGATGAGAAGCGCCACACCATGCAGCGCAACAGCGAGGGCGATGTAATCAGGGATGCGTTCAAGAGAAAAAGACATTTTGTCCCTCAGGTGTAGTGCAGGTAAGTACTCAGAATGTACTTCGACTCTGAGACAGGCGGGCGGCCGGCATGGAGCCAGGGCCAGAAGGGGGGGAACAGGACGGCAGTGCCGACGCGCGGGCTGATCGCCAACGGCCCCCAGCCGGGGAACTCCGTGTGACCGCCTTCCTCCACATCGTTGAGGTAGACCAAGGCCGCCAGGAAGCGCCGAGCACTGGCGTGGTCGCCAACGTCCACGTGCTCCGGAAACTGGTCGTCACCGCCGGTGTGGTAGCGCTTGATCCGCAGCTCTTCGAACGCCAGATCGGCGGGCCACTGTGCGGGGCTGATGGCCAGGTCGCGGCTGTAGCGCTCGAACAGGGGCAAGATCGCCTCAAACGCCTGCTCGTGACCCTTTTGCCAGGACTGGGTGAGGTTGAGCTCGGTGAAGCGCGGCGCGGCCGGGTCATCCCCCGCCCGGACGATGTGCTCCGCCTCCAGGGCTTCAAAGCCGGTGATGAGCTGGCGGCACAGCGCGGCCGGCAGCGCTCCGGGGTAGACGCGGATCAGATCCATCAGGCTGCCGCCTTCGCGATGATCGCCCAGCCGGTGCCGGGCCCCTCCACCATCCACCGTGGCCCAAGATTGCGCTTCGAGTACCGCAGCCGTGCGCCCCAGTTGTTGGTGTAGGTGCCGTTCATCAGGTCCAGGTTGCCAAAGGGATCGTGGACGATCAGCGCATCGTCGGCATAGCCGATCGCGCAGATCCAGTGGCCCCCGCCCTGGGGTGCGCTGACTGGCCCCTTGTGAAGGATGCCGATCGGCACCGGGAAGCCGGCATCGATCTGCCGTTGGATGGTCAACCAGCCCGCGCCATGGGTGAGGCTGGCGTTGACGCCGAATGACTGGAGCGCCTTGAGCTGGCTCACGCTGTCGGTGGTGTCGCCGTAGCGCAGCACCCGGCCGAGGTAGGCATCGTCGCCGTTGGGGCCCTGGAGGGTGCCGGGGCGGATCGCCTCAAGGAGCATCGCGCAAGAGCTAGAGAAGCACATGCGCAACGCGTGCGCCGTCTGGCTGTCGCGCTGGCTGTAGTAAGGGACGCGTAGAGGGTTGGTGAACTCGCGAGTGGTCTGCTGCAGCCCCGCTGCCTTCCAGGCCTCGTACCAGGCCGCGTCGTCCTTTTTAAGGCTGGCGGGCACGGCCTCCCAGAGTTGCTGCACCGCCGCCCGCTGGTGGGGGAGGTCCTTCCAGTGCTCGAAAAAAGGGATGATGTCGTCGATCATTGCGAGCGCTCGACGCGAGCTGGCCCGAACTCTAGGCGGGGGGCTGCCATCGTCACCAGAAGCGGAATGACAATGCTGATCACCACGGCGAGGATCACCCCCTGTGCTATGCGCTGCTCGGCCTTGTTCAAGCGTCGGAACGCCTCGGCGATGTCGGATTGGCTTGTCTGCACAGTCAGGAGCATCCCCTCGATCTTGCCCTCCAGCTTGCCGATGGCGCGAAGGATGTCGCCATGGCTGACGTCGTGCTGCTCGGGCATGGGAATGGTGTCCGTCATCGGGGAGTCTATTTCAGCCGCCAGTATTCCGGGCTGCGGCCGTAGTAGCTGGCGTAGCCGCCAGGCGATGCAACCCAGGAGAAGGTCCCCCGGCTGGAGCTGTTGCTGATGATCGAACCGTCGTTCTGCACGATGCCGATGTGTGGGTATGGGGGGCTGCCGTTGTCGCGCATGATCGCGATGGCGCCAGGCTCTGGGCCGGAAACCAGGGTGCCGCCACCGGCAGCGAGCGCCGCCCTGGCGTTGGGCACGTAGTTGCTGCTGCCCCAGGGAGGGGTGATGCCAGCGCTCCTAAGTACCTTGTTCACGGCGTAGACGCAAGCATTGTTGCCGCCGTCGGGGCCGCCCCTGGTGTTGATCCCGCGCGCGCGAGATGCGGCACTGGCCAGCACTGATGCCTTGCGGCTGGGCGGGAGGCCATCGTTCGCGCCGCGTCCAGTCGCCCACCCGTCGTTCTCGTCGCCCTGAGTGCCGCATTCGATCGAGCTGGTGTAGCCGCCGCTGCCCGAGAGGTCGTGGGTCACGCTCTTCACGTTCCACGTGCCATCCACCTCCGGGCGAAAGCCCTGCAGGGTGATGAGTCCCTCGGCGTTGAGCTCCGGCCGGCCCGGCATCGTGATCGACACCCGCACCTCGCCGGCGCGGAGGGACTGGAGGCGGCTGTCGGCAGCTTTCTGCGCCTCTGCCTGTGAGGGGTAGAGCTGGCGATCCTCGAATGCCGGCAGGCCCCCGGCATCGGCACCGGACGAGAGGGTCTTCTCCTTCTGGGTGGTGCGATCGAGATAGCGGGCGGTGACCTTGCCGTAGGCTCCCCGGTTCTTCAGGTTCGCCCGCCAGGAGATCACATCGGTGGGCTTGAGAGTGATCGTCGCGCCGGCCTGACCCTCGCCCCGGGGCACCAGCACCAGCTTGCCGTCGGCGGGCTTGATGGTGGCCTTGTGCTTCTCTGCCAGGCGGGTGAGGAAGGCCTGATCGCTCTCGTTGGTCTGGTCCTCGTGTTTGATCTGGGTGCTGGCCAGGTTGCCCTTGATCACCACCTGCAGGCCGTTGCGCTTCCCGATATCCTGCGCCACCTCCCCCAGCGTCTTGCCGTGCCAGCTCTGGGACTTCTGCCCCTTCACAAGCTCCGGTGCGGTCTGGGCGGCGGTGGCCTTGATCGTCATGCTTCTTGGCCCGCCGGAGAGATGGACGTCATCGACCGCAAAGCTGCCCATGTAGACCGGCAGCTTGCCGCCGGTGCTGTAGCCCAGCCAGACCTTCAGCCACGCGCCGCTGCGGGGCACCGGGACCCGGCTGGCCCGATCATCGAGGGTAATCTCCAGGCTGTCGCTCGTCTGCCCTGCCTCATCGGTGATCCGCAGCGAGACAAGGCGATCCGCCACCGCCCTGGTGACGTCATCGCCATCGGCCACGATCTTGAACGCTGGTGTGGTCATGTGCTCCAGATGCGCAGCGTCTCGGTCGCCTCCGGCTGCGGCAGATCCGGCAGCTCGATGACGATGCCCTGCGGCAGAATCGGCATCAGGTCCGACAGGTCGCGGTTCACCGCCATCACCGTCTCGACGGTGCCCTGCGTGCGACCGTAGAACCGGTGGCAGATGGCGTCGAGCTCATCGAACTGACGGGTGACGTACTGGGTCATGGCTGGACCAGCTGGCGGACGGACTGGGTGACGAAGGGATCGACATCCAGGATGGTTGAGATCGTGGCCGCGTTGCTGATCAGGCTGCCGAGGACTTGTCCGTTCTCCAGTCCACCACCAAGGGTGTTGAGCATGGCGGTAGTGGCGGGCCGCAATGCTTGAAGCGCGACGCTCATCGCTGGTGCGCCGCGGCCGAGGGCCATCTGCTGGACCATCTGCAGGCCCTGGATGCCGAGCTGCCCCCAGACCCCCTGCTGCGGGATGGAGAGGCCGGCAAGGCCAAAGGCGTTGAGCGCCGCACCGACGTAGTTGCCGCTGGCGAGGGATCCGGCGATGGTCGCCAGCTGGCCGATGTTGAAGCCTGCCCCGCGCGCGGCCTGCACCAAGGGTGCGGCGATGGTGTTGACGACGGCGGCGGCGGAACCGGCCCCGGTGAACTGCGCCAGGCTGGCGACGGCCGGCAACGCAGCACCAACGGCCGTGATGCCAGCGACGCTGCCCGGTGCGGCGGCTGCCCCTGGGTTGTCCTCCCCGTAGCGGGCGAGATCCAGGGAGAAAGTGATGGCCCTGGCGGCACCGTTGGCCATGAAGGTTGACTGCCCCTCTCGCACACGCCGGAGGGCCCACTTCCCGTGGACGCGGCCGAGGCCATCGGTAAGCATCAGCGGCTCGCCCTTCACCGCCACGTCTCGCAGTTGTTGGATCGTCCCCTGCGTGCCGGAGAAGCCGGGGTAAAGGGTGCCATCGAGGGTGATGGTCTGCTCCCCAGGGCCGAGGAACTGGGCAGCGGGCTCACGCAGCAGTCGCTCCTGCATCTCCCAGCGGTAGTCGGCAGTGCGCTCAAGGGTCTGGGGCGCACCGTTCGCCAAGGTGAACTGGAACTCGCCAAGCTGGAAAAGGGCTGCCATGGTCGTCAGTCGTTGAGGGCGAGACGGTAGGTGGATGCCAGGTTGCGCTGGAACTCATCGAGCGCATCGAGCACCGCAGCGCGGATGTCGGGGCCGTTGCCGCTGGGAGCGTTGATGGTGATACCGCCGGCGTTGAAGGTGAGCTGTTTGGGGGCCGGGGCGGCAAGGCGTGGAGCGCGGGGGATGATCCGAGATGAGCGCTCAGCACGTTGCTCGTCTGCGGTGATGCTGCCCCCACCCATTGCACGAGGCTGGGCGGTCGGCGCCAGCTGAGAGATGCGAGGGAGGATGTGGCCGGAGCGATCGGGGCGGAAGATCTCGGGCCGCCGCTCGCCCACCAGGTAGTCCATGCCGGCGATGACACGACCGCCGAGGGCGCGGGGCTGCGGAGTTGGTCCGACCGCGACTGGAGCAGCAGGCGCGGTCGCGCCACCGCCGCCACCGCCAGAGACCATCGAGCCGATGCGCTGCACGGCACCGCCGCCACCGCCAGAGACCATCGAGCCGATGCGCTGCACGGCACCGCCGACCCAGGAGAAGAGGGCTCCGGCCCGGGCCTTAAGGCCATCAAGGATGCTGCCGATGATCCGCTGGCCAATGCCGGCCCCGGTGAACAGGTTGATGATCAGCGCGGGGATCGGGACGAAGATCCCCAGCAGGCGGGGCCCCACCGTCATGGTGATGCTCACCACGCTCTGCCAGAGGCGAGAGAAGAAGCCGCTGATCGGCTGCCAGTTCTTGATCACCACAAATGCCAGGGCAGCAAAGCCGGCGACGGCTGCGACCGCAATCCCAACTGGGCCTGTGGCCAGGACCATGAACACGGTGCCAAGGCCGGCGATCACGGGAAACGCGGCCGCCACTCCACCAATGGCTGTGCCAATGGTGCCGATCGAGACAACCACACCAGCGATGATCGGCAACGCAATCACCAGGCCCGCGAGTGCGCCGCCGATCGCCACGATGCCGGTCATCAGACCAGGGTTTGCCGCCGCCCAGTTGGCGATCCCCTCCACCACCGGCGTGATGAACTCTGCGATGCGCGTGAGCGGCGGCAGCAGCGCATTGCCCACGGTGATGCCCAACCGCTGCGCGCTGTTCTGGAAGCTGGCCAGCGTCCCCTGGAACGTCCCGAGGCTTCGCTGGAAATCCTTCTCCACCGTGCCGGCAGCAGCAGTGCCGCCGGCATCAGCCTTCAGCTTCGCGTACTCCTGCCGGTATTTCATCAGCGACATCAGGCCCAGCTTCGCTTCCTTGTCGCCGAAGATCTCGGAGAGCTTGAACACGTCGCCGCCGGTGACGCGCTGCAGCTCCGCCAACGCCGCCTCCATCGGGTTGATGCCCTTCGCCTTGGCGCTCTTCAACACCTGCTCAATGTTGACGCCGAACTTGCTGAAATTCTTCACCGCATCTGGTGCAGTCATCTTCAGCATCGCGTCGGTCATGCGCGTCGCTGCCGCGCCTGCATCCGGCGCATCCTTCCGCACCATCTGCATCATTGCCGCCAGCGACACCGCACCCTGCCGGCCCTGGATGCCAAGCGTTCCTGCCGCAGCGGCGATGGTGGGCATGAACTGCGCCATGTCCTTCAGCTCGAAGGCGCCCTGCTTGCCGGCGAACGCCAGCGCATCGAAGGTGGCCTTGAGTTCGGTGGGCCTGATCTTCAGCGCGTTCTGCAGCTGAAAGCCGGTCTTGGTGACGTCGAGCAGATCGGAGTTGGTGGCGGTCGCCACCTTGCCCAGCGCCTCCATCGAGGCGACGGCATCCTTCAGCTCCAGGCCCTGGGCCACCAGATCCTGGATGCCCTGGGCCAGCTTCTCCGGCGCCAGGTTGGTGAGGTTCCGGCTGCTGAGCCGCAGCACCTCGCTGCTCAGCCCCTTGAGTTCGACGGCGCCCACGTTGGCGGTCTTGCCGATGTCGCTCAGCACCGCCTCGAAGCTGGCTGCCGTGCGAATGCTGGCCCCGAGCGCAACCGTGATGCCCGTCGCGCCGATGGCAGCCTGCTGCCAGAGGGCATTGTCAAACATGCCCTTGAAGCCCTTGCGGCCGGCGATCGCCGCATCGTTCATCGTGCGGCTGACGTTCCGCCCGAACGACGACACCTGAAACTGCGCAGCCTTGATCGAGCGGCCGAGACTGGCCGCGATCTTGCCGCCGATCTCGACGGTGATTTTCTGTGGCCCGCTGCCGCCGATCATGTCCGCTTCATCGCCTCCGCGATCTCATCCTCAACCATCTCGGCCGAATGCACCCAGGCCCAGAACTCGTCCAGGTCCAGGCCCAGGATTTCAGCCAGGCCCCAGCCGGTTGCCTTCGCCAGGATGATCACCGCCCGGCGGAGGTCTTCCACTGCTACGACCTGGCCACCCTGAAAGCCGCGAATTGCGCCTCCAGCTTGCTCCAGTTGACGTCATCGAACTGGAGGACGTCTTCGTAGAGGATCTCGCAGAGATTGGCGATGAGATGCACAGTCTGCTCGCCCTCGTTGCTGGAGGCCTTGGAGGCGGCGACGCGATCGCCGACCTTGGGCCTGCGCATGATCACGTGGTCGACTTCAACGCCGCTGACGGTCTCCGGGAAGTCGAAGACCACCTTGGCGGTCGGCTCAGGTCGTTGCTGTTTGGCTGCCATCATCAAACCCCAATCGCCTGGCGGATCGTAGCGAGCTGATCAACGCCGTCGATCTTCCGCCGATGGTGAGCTTGAAATAGCGGAGGCCCACGGTGAACTTCGGCTTGGTGGTGTCACCAGCCTTCCAGTCGCCAGGCTCCAGCTGCTTCACCATGCCGGTCATGTTGACCACAATGGCGACCGCATCTTCACCATCGCGTCGCATCGCGCCACGGGCGGTCAGCTGCTTGTCGCCGCCGGGAAGGCCGTAGAGGGCGATGATGTCGGGGTTGAACTCCAGCAGGTCGAAGCTGGCCTCCAGCTTCTCCATGCCCATGTCGTGCTCGATCGGGGCATCCATTCCGCCGGCGCGCACCTCCTCGACCTTGATGGTAAGAGTGGGCAGGGTGAGGGTGTCGATGGTGCCAGCGAGGCCGCGACCATCGACGAACAGGGAGAAATTCTTAAGGATCCTTGGGATCATGGGTCAGTCCTCGGTGGGGCGGGTGTTGATCAAGCGGCAGGGAGCGCAGCGAAGAGGTCGACCACGTAGGTGTTGACCAGGTGGCTGCGGAACGTGACGCGCTCGGCCGGATAGGGAGGCGTGAACTCGAAGTCGAACACCACCTGGCCATTGGCGATGGATGTGGGGGTGTTCTGCTCAGGGTCCACCCAGACGTCGCCGCCGAGGATGGCGCCGCGGGCCTTGAGGGTGCGCAGGTACTGCCGCACCGACTCCATCACTTCTTCGAGGTAGGTGGCGGTGATGCAGCGATCGACCGCCCACAAGTGCCCCCGGAGGATCGACTCGTTGATCATGTCCGCCGTGCGCTGCACGGACAGGAAGGTGTAGAGCGGATCAATCGAGAGGGTGCGGTTGCCCCAGAGGCGGAAGCCGCCCTCACGGATGATCGTGGCGACGTTTTGCTCGTTGAGCAGGTTGGCGCGGGAGTTGGCGTCGCCCAGGGCGAAGTCGATGGCGCGGCTGGTGGCCTCGATGCCGTAGACCTCCTTGTTGGAGGGGGACCACCAGAAGCCCAGCTCGTTGTCGGTGCGGTTGATGATGCCGGCGACAGCGGGCGAGGCGGGCATGGTGACGCCACCAACCACCACCCAGGGATCGACGAGGTAGACCCGGCGGGAGCCGAAGTCATCGGCGGCCTGGATCGCGGCGGCGTCGGTGGTGTTGGGCCCGTCGGCGATGATCACGGCCCGGAGGCGATCAGCAATGCTGAGCAGCTCGGAAACCACCCTGTTGCGGACGGTGCCTTTGGTGGCGGTGCCGGCCACCGCTTGGACACCACCAGAAGGCGGAACCCCGATCGTGACGGTGACCGTGCCGGTGTAGTTGGTGCCGGGGTTGTCAATTCGAATGCTCAGCACCTTGCCGGCATTGGCCCCGGTGCCAAGGATCGCAGTGGCCGTGGCCTGCACCCCGCCGCTGGCGGGGGCGCTGATGGTCACAGGCGGTGCGGTGACGTACCCGCTGCCCTGGGTGGTGACGGGGATGGTGAGGATGCCGTTCGCGTGCCGCTGGTGGCTGAAGCCTGGAGCGATAAGCACCTTGGGAGCAAAACCCACGGCGTTCTCCGATGCCAGGAACCCGTAGACGCCTTCATAGGCGCCAGTGCCAGGGTTGGTGCCGCCCACCACGTTGCTAATGGTGGCCTCGTCATTGGCTCCTTCTGCGACGCGGATCACCACGACGACCGCCCCCGCCTGGGAGTAGATCAAATCGAGGGATTGCTTCAGCGTGCCGGTGCTGCCCAGGCTCGCGTACTCGGTCTTGCTGACGATCAACACCGGAGTGTTGAGTGGGAATGCGGTGGCGTCCGCATCGGGGGCGGTGCCAATCACACCGATCACGGAGGATCGAACGGTCTGGATGGGCCGTGCGCCAGTGTCGATCTGGAGCACCTCCACGCCGTGGAGGAAGTTGGTGGGCATAGTGGAGGAGCCTCCTGTCGGGTTGATTCTAGGCCGAAGCGTCAGGCCATCAGACCGGCGCTGGGAGCGGAATGGTCCAGGTGGCGCCTGGGAAGGTAAGCGTGCCGTTGGAGCTCGTCACGTCAGTGCCGTTGTCGATGCAGCACACCAGCTCATCGAGGTTGGCAGCGCCCCCGCGAGCGCGTGCAACGACCAGCTGCTTGGCGGTGAGGGAGGAATTGGCCCAGGTGGTTGGACCGACCGTGATCGTGACGACGTGGGTGGTGGTGTTGACGGAGACGCTGAGAGTCACCGGGGCGCCACCAGCGGAGTACCCGGGCCCGGAGATTTCGTTGGTCACATCGGACCGTTTCGCATGCGTCGCCCGATTTGCCGAGTAGCCGGCGCTCGTAAGGATGCCCTTGAAGGCGTGGATGGTGTTGCAGTTGCCGGCAGCCATGTCCGGCAGGAAGCTGTCGTAGATGATCTTGGCCATGGGTCACGCAAGGGTAGATTAAGCGCAGTTGATTCTACATTTTGCGTTAGTTGTTTATGGTGATTGTGATAATCCCACCGCTTATCTGGTTGCCCGTGCCCTGCACATCAGTAGCCGCAGTGAATTGCAGTGTGCCAGTCTTGCCAGACGCACCAAAGGCGATGTTATAGGCGCTGCTGCTTAATGAGTTTCTATTAAGCCAGGCTCCGTCGCCTCCGGTGAACTGTGCGACTCCGGTTGAAGTAGCGCTGACCAAGTTGACGACGTTTGCGGCCCCGCAAAAGCTGTAAGGACCGTCAAGATAAAAAGCACCAAAGTACAAATCAAACCTGTTCGTCCATGTGTAGCCGACTGGCGGGCCGGCTTGGGATAACGTTGAAGTATTAAAATAGTAATCAAACCGCTGTGCCCTTTGGCTAGCGTTAGAAAGCTCTGCGCTATTGTTGGCAAAGTTCACAGCCGCAGACAAGGACTGCCCTGAAGGCACCCAAATAACAGAAGCATCGTCACACGTTAAGTCCTTGTATATAAAATTTCTTTGGTTTGGCGTTGCCCCTGTATTCATCGCTCCGCCAGACGGGTTAAGCTGTAAGGGTCTGGTATTGCTGTCTATGTTGGGATTCGGTACATAAACAATAGAAGATGTTGCAAATGTCAGCACTGATGGCTCGGGCGGCGCGACAGCCACTGCTGCATCAGCAGCGAACGTCGTCGCGAGTGTCACCCAGACCGTTTCATTGAAGGCCCCGTCAGAGCCACCCACAGCTGCATCGGCAGCGAACGTTGTCGATCCCGAAGCCCAGGTCGTCGCGCTGAACGCACCGCTGACGCCACCCACCGCTGCATCAGCAGCAAACGTGGTCGCAAGCGTTACCCAGTTGGTGTCACTCCCAATCACGCCATTCACGCGGGGGCGCGATGCTCGAATTAGCCGGCCGTTATCACCATCAAGCACCTCTATGCCGTGCAAAAAAGCAAACATCAGAGCTCGCAGTCAGCAGCAAAGTGGAAGAGCATGCTGGCGACGTAGGCGTTGGGGTAGACCAAGAACCCGTTCGTGCTGTTGGAGAGCGCGACTGGCGCGGTGGCCTGGTTCGCCCACACCCCGTTGTAATACTGGCTGTACTGATTGGCGGTGCCCGAGCGGTTCCAAAAATTGAGCTGCGGGGTGCCGCGCTTCGTGACGCGATAAGCCACCGCCGGCGCAGGGGGCGCGTAACCAGTGGTTGAGAAGTAATAGATGCACTGCCCGCCCACCAGGCCGGTATCCGTGGCGGTGCCTGGGATGGTGTCGAGGTCGTAGGACTTTTCGTAGTAGCGCTGGCACAGCGCCAGCTCCGTGCCAGATGGCCGCAGCTCGAATGGTGTGCGGAACGCCCCGGGCTCCACCTGCACCCGGGCAATGTCAAACGTGCCCGACTGCTGGCCCAGGGTGCCGTTGCGGGCGTTGAAGCTGCTGCCGCCGTCAAACCAAATGTTGAGCGCCAGGTAGTCATCGCCGGCGGTGCCGAGCATCTTGCCGCTGATGGAGGGCACGGTGACCGTGAGGCTGATCTGCTGCCAAGCTGTGGTGAGGCTGACCTTCGTTGCGCCGATCCCCGACACCACGGCACTGGGTGAACCGCCAGTGCCGAACCACTGCATCAGCTCTACTGCGATCGATCGGCTGGCATCAGCCTTGGCCCAGAAGCTGATGGTGACCGTCTGGCCGGCGAAGGTGCGCACGCCTTCAATTCGCTGCAGCAGGAGCGAGTAGTTGCTGGCCCCTGCCACGGATGTGACGACGGTGCGGTTGAAGAATCGCGGCTCACCGGGGACGTTACCCTGGCCCAGGGTGAAGGCTTGGCGGCTCAGCACCGCGCTGCTGCCGACGTAGCCATTGAGCCAGCGGTCGGCGCCGAAGGCCGATGCATTGAAGCTGGTGCCGCGCTGCCAGAAGTCGAAGTTGCCGTTGATGATGGCGTTGCGGAAGCCGGCCAGCGGGCCACCGTTGATGGCGCTGAGTTGCGCAGCAGCAGTCCCGTCGTTTGCCAGGGTCAGTGCCGGGGTAGATGCGCTGGGGTGCTGCAGCTGCTGGACGCGGAGGTTGCTCATGGTTCAGTGTTTGATGCAGTACAGCAGCGCCACGTTGCGGGGCCGGGTTTCGCTGCCTCCTGTTGATGAGGTCGGGGCTGACTGATCGCCGTAGTCGTAGCCGGTCGCGCCTGTTCCCACTTCATAAGACCCTGCCGATCCAGATGTTGTCGGATTAAGGTGAGAATGGCTTTTTAATTCGTCGGCTTGAGTGCTGCCAATCGTTCGCCCAGTGTCAACTCCACGGCCATCATCCCAGCCCCGCACAAACTCTGCACGTAAATCAGGGATACTGAACGTGGAAGATCCATTGCCGGGGCCGAACTGGCCCGCCTGCTTCGCGCCCTCGCTGGCGGCGAGGTTGCCTGAAACCTGCGCATAGGCCCAGAGCTTCGGATAGGTCGCCCTGCTGATGACTGCGCCATTTGCTTTCAGCCAGCCAGCCGGGGCCACGTTGCCGGCGAAGGGCAGAACAGCACCTGCAGGAACGCCCAGATCATCCGGCACCTGGTACCGCTGCCCATCAGCGACGGCTGGAGCATCGAGCTCCACGAACCCGCTGGTCGAGCCGTTGAGCCGCAGGGTCATGGTGTTACCTCCAGTGCCTCGCGCAGTTCCGCCAAGGTAAGGCCGATTCTCGCCAACCTCTCTTCTACCGTCAGCTCCGTAACCACTTCGCGCTCCAGGATCTCACCTCGCAGCCGCGATTGCTCCACGCCATCCGGTGTTTGAAACCTCAGATCGAGGCCAGCGATTTCACCGTTGCCTTGCAGTCGAAGTGCCATCAAACGATCACCCAGGTGCTGCCGGCAGAGAGAGTCACAGTCACCCCCGCGTTCACTGTAATCGGGCCAGCACTTACGGCGTTCTTGCCGTTGGCGATGGTGTAATTCTGCGTGACGACCTGGCCGTTCTCCTGAAAGATCTGGTCACCGCCGCCGCCCGTGGCCCCCTGCCCCAGCGCAAGCCAGTCGGTGCCGTTGAAGGACTCGAACTGGCTGAAGGAGGTGTTGAACCTGAGGCTTGGGCCAGTGGGCGAGCCACGCTGAGCGGTGCTGCCTGACGGCAAGCCAAACCATCCGGTCGCGGTGCTGCTGATGCTGTTGCTGTAGGACGCCCCTTGCAGGGTGACGTTGCCGGTGAATGTCGGCGATGCCAGCGGCGCATAGGTGTTAGCCGCGTCAGTGGCCTTCAGATAGCCCTGGCCCACCACGAAGGCGGTCGTCGCCAGCTGCGTGGTGTTGGTGTCGACCCCAGCCGTCGGCGCTCTCGGGGTGCCGGTGAATGTCGGCGATGCCAGCGCGGCCCTGGTGGTGTCCGTCGGGTGGACGTGATCCTGCCGCGCGAACCGCAGCGAGGTGCCCACCGCTGCCGTCCCGTCTGCCTGCGGGGTGGCGGTGCCCGCTTGGCCCACCACGAACGCGGTGGTGGCGATCTGCGTGGTGTTGGTGTCGACCGCAGCCGTCGGTGCTGCCGGGGTGCCGGTGAATGTCGGCGATGCCAGCGCGGCCCGGCTCTGCTCCAAGGCGTTGATCTCGGTGTCGAGTGCATCGAGCGCCCCGCGCAGCCGTACCACGTCCTCGCTCAGCAGGTTCGCTGCGTTGGGCTTCTGGAAGCCCTGCGTGGCTGTGACGTCATTGATGGGCATGGTGTCAGATCACCACAAGACGGAGCTGCCGGATCTGCGGCCGGGCCGCAGCGGTGCCGGTGAGGGTGAGCCGCACCCTGGTGGTGCTGCCGCCGGTGGTGAAGCTCGCCACCGTGAAGACCTGCTCGGTCCAACCGTCGCCCACTGCCGTGCTGCTGGTCTGGCTGACGGACTGCCAGGTGCCGTCCGACTTCTGGAACTCCACCGTCACGCTCGATGCCGCGGGCAGCAGCGACTCGAAGGTGCAGGACACCTTTGCGTTGGCCGCGCAGGGAATCGCCCGGGACACGTAAGTGCCGGTCTCGCCCAGGTTGCCCAGCACCGCCTGGGTGCCGGCAAACAACAGCGGGCTCTCGGTCGTGGTGCCGCTCAGCACCGCCGAGAGGGTGAGCGGCACGTTGATGTCCTCCGCCAGCTGGATGCGGGCATTGTCGGCACCTCGGATCGTGCCGCCGTCGGGCTTGGTAAAAACGAACTGCACATCGGTGGCGCTGCTCACCCGCTCCACACCGGCAAGCGCCACCAGGTCAGTGGTGTCGCCCACCGCCGCCAGGATGGTGCCGGTGGCGGGCGTCGCCGGGCTGCCGCTCACGGTGAACGTGTAGGTGCTGGCTCCAGTCGAGGTGATCGTGACCGCGCCGTTGTACTCGATCTGGGTAGCGCCGCTGTGAACCACCTTCTGTCCGGTGATGAAGGGGTGAGCACCCCCGACCCATGTGGCTGTCGCGGTCGTACCGCTCCTTGTGATCGTGACCGTACCGCTGCGAAGCGGGCCCAGGGGGACGGTGCGGCTGTTGCTGGTGAAGTTGGCCCCGTACATGCGGAACGTGAGGTCCGACTCCTGCACCGGCGTCCAGGTGCTGGCGTTGCTCGACTTCAGCATCGTGCCGATTGTGTACGGCTGGCTGGTGACGAACGCATTGGCCACCGAGTCGAACTTACCCAGCTCTGCCAGGCCCACTGCATGGGTGGGATCATCGGTGAGCAGCACCATGGCGTACTCCACGCCCGCCTGGAGGTAAACCGGCCGGGTGAGGCTGACCTTGTTCCAGGCCCCTACCGTGATGGCGCTGCCCTGCAGCACACCCTCCGCCAGGGTGGTCGCGTTCGGCAGGCCCAGCTCCGTCTCCCGGATCTCCAGGTAGACCTTGTTGCTGCTGCTGCCCTTCGCGGTGAACTTGAAGTCGACGCCGGTGACGTGCCGGGATTGATCGAGGCGGAAGGTCTGCGCCAGCGGATCCCAGAATCGCGTCTCGATCGTGGTGAGCTGCCGCTGGGTGCGGGTGACGATCGTGCCAGCGCCGATGAACCGCGCTGCGCCGAAGCTGCCCTGGTTGCCCAGGAACGTGACGCGCTTGGTGCCGACTGGCACGTTGGCCGGGATCGTGAACGACCCCGTGATCTGTCCAGATCCGTTAGCTGTGAGGGGCATGGCAATCAGGGAGGCGTGACGGTGATCCCGTCGAACTTCACCTCGGTGAGCGTCTCACCGGGGTCGAAGCCCTCCAGGGTGAAGTTGATGGTGATGGGTCGGAGGAACTGCGCTGGCCGCTGGCTTTCACTCAGCAGCTCCGTTCTGGTGGTGCTGGTGACGCTCTGGATTGAGAACGTTCCGGTCGCACCCAGCCAGGTGCCGATCTGCTCGGTGATCGGTGATGTCCAGATGGTGTCGATCAGCGTGAACCGATCCACCGCTGGAGTGAGGGTGATGGCAGCCGGGATCGGATCGAACGCCTGATACGGGTTGATCGCGCTGCTGCCCGTCTGCTGCGTCTGCTGCAGGATGATCTCCTCGGTGTAGGGGAGCATCCAGTCCTGCGTGTTGTTCGTCGGGGCCTGGTAGGCGGTGAGCGCGATCGGCAGTTGCAGCGTGCCGTTCACCACCGCAGCGGTCTGCGTGATGCCTTGGTCCCGTAGGTCGTCATCGAGGAACGGATCGACGAACACACCGCGCTTGCTGCTGGGCTCGCGGCTGCTGATGTCGTTTCGCAGCCGCTCCTGTGCCACCAGGTCGAACAGGTCGACGATCAACGACCGCATCCGCTCCAGCTGGTCGAAGGGGATCGCTCGGATCCCGTTGTTGTCGATGGTCGGCGCTGCGCCCCAGTTCCAGTAGAGGGTGGCCAGGCTGAGCAAGTTGCTGGGCACTGCCGGCGGCAGCGGGTTGAACCGGGAGCTGATGCCCTTCACTCGGCTAAACGCCCCGTCGCGGTCGATGCAGAGGCGGTCGTAGCGCGGCAGCTTCCACCGGTAATCGGTCAGCACCAGGCTGCCGTTCACCGCACCGGTGATTGTCACCACGCCGGTCTGCAGGTTGATCGCATCCGGCGTTACCGCGCCCAGGTACTGGTAGGTGATCGAGTAGCTGGAACCAGGGGATGGCTCGATCGCGCCGCCGCCGGTGGGGCTCCAGTCCACCTTGTCGCCGTTCAGGAAGAAGTCCCGTGGGCTCTGGTAAGTGGTGCCTCCCTGGGTGAGGCTGATGATCGACAGCACCGACACATCAGGCAGCGTGTCCTGGCCACCTGAGAAACCGCCACGGGTGAGCGTCACGGTCTTCTGCCGGGTGATCACCACGCCCAGCACGGCATCGAGCGGGGCGCGATTCAGCTGCACCGTTGCGGTGCCGCCAGTGGTGCCGGTGAACACGTCAGGCTCGGAGGTCACCACCTCCAGGTCCGGATCCTCGTTGTAGGTGAGGCGGCTTGCGGTGGGCTTGTCGACCTTGTAGCCAAAGATGTTGCCAACGCCCTCCCGGATGCTCAGGGTGTTGACGCCGAGGGAATAGCCAGCGGGGCGGACGCTCAGCCCATCGACGATGTAGTTGCCGTTGCTCTCCCGGTCGTACCGGGCCAGGGCTTCCATGAACGCGCCGTCGCCTGCTGCCCCCTGCTGGTTCAGCATCGAGCCGTCGATCACCACGTAGACGGGGTAGAACTCGCCCGCGAGGGATTCGCCGCTGTGGCCCCAGGTGGGGGTGATGCGGAGGCGGCCAGCGCCAGGCTCGGTGTAGTTCCGGGTGCCGGCGGCGGGATCGCGCAGATCAGCATCCTGCAGCTCGGTGATCTCCTCTTCTAGGAGGAAGATGCCGATGCGCACCAGCCCGGTGAGGGAGATGGTGAAGGTCCGGGTCGGCACCGATCGCACCGCAGCCCGCAGGTAGACCTTGCTCGCGGGACAGGTGGTGGATCCGGTGGTGGGGTTGATGACCGGGGGCGTGCCCTCGATCACCGCGCCATCGGTGAAGACCGCATCGGCGATGCGCTTCAGCCGGTCGATGATAGTGCTCTGGGCCTCGTTTAGCTCGGCAGACTGGAGTCCCTTGCCAGCGCGGAACAGCAGCTCGTCGTAACGGTCTGCGGCGTCGAAGCGGTTGTAGTAGCCGGTAAGAGTCATGGCCTCAGAATGTCACGACGAACTCAAGAAGCTGGCGGGTGGTGACCTCGCGGACGATCGGCGCATTGCGCTCGATCACCAGCAGCGTGCCAGGGCTCTGCACTTCATTCGGCTGGAGGTACATCTGACCTACAGGTACACCGGTGGCAGCCACCGTGTCTATGAAGATGGCGCGCTCGCGGATCGTGCTGCCCACGCCATCTTCGAAGTCGGTGAAGAACTTGAAGTACAGGCTTACCGTAGGGGTGGCGCTGATGCTGTAGTTGCCCTGCGGTAATTGGATCGCACCGTCGGCATCTGGCACCACGTATTCGACCTGGCTGGCTTTGCGGCGGCCCACCTCTGCCACCAGGGCGGAGTCGTTCACAGCAGGCTGCGGCGGAGTCAAGCCCCAACCGGTGTTGCCGCTGCCCCAGGCCATGTGGGCGGTCCGGGCCTTGATCGCCGTAGCGATGGCGGTTCGCCCGCTCAGTGTCAGAACAGCAGCCATCGCCTCGTGCCCCTCCCTCGGATTCTACTCAGGTCATCGTGGTGATCTTGCTGCTCACCAGGTAGGCGCTTCCCTCCCACGGGAAGTCACCCCAGGCAAGCTGATCGGACCAGTTAGTGCCGGCATCGAACCGGCTGGCGGTTGTCGGCAAATACTCGGTGCGTGCGCCATCGCCATTCAACACGTGCCATTCCTCATCCATCAGGCTGTGATCCAAGATGAAGCGGTTGGAGTCGCTCACCTCAATGCCAATCACCGACAGGCCACCGCTGACGACCGTGAAATCTGCGTTGACGCTGCTGCTGCGGTAGTCGCCGTAACTGATCTGCGGCCAGTCCGGCCGCGGCCGCACGCCACTGTGATCGCTGAGGATCGCGCCATCGGACAGCAGGCTGTCGTCCAGCACGAAGCGGCGGAAGTCGTAGACCGAATAGATCCGCTGCAGCCGTGACCGCACCGGTGCGCTGAGCCGTGCCACCGCCGTGATCTGGCTGATGATCGCCTCGCCGCTCGTCGGTGCATCGAGGCCGATCTGGAACTCCGCCCAGCGATACGAACCGTTCTCGGATTCGTCGATCTCGCCATTGAGGTTCAGCCAGCCGAGCGCCTGGAGGATCGCGGCGGGGGTACCACGGATCCGCTGCCACTGCACACCACCCTCGATCGCTGCACGCTGGTCGGTCAGATACGGCAGGATCTCGGCCAGGCCGTACTCGAACACCAGCCACGGCACCACGCTGTCGGGGATGTCCACCCGCTTGGCGGTGCGGATCGTTGGCACCGGGGCCCCGGCGCGCACCAGGCTGGAAGTGACCCGCGATAGGTCGCGCTCCAGCGTGGTGGCATTGGGCGGCAGCAGGTCGTAGCGGCTTGCCGTCATCGATCAACGCCCGCAAAGATGAGCGACACCTCGCCAAGGGTCGGGGCGGTGATCGGGTCGCAGATCACATCCGCCGCCGGGGCGGTGAGCTGCACACGCTGCACACCGGCGGCATGGAGGGTGGCGATGAGCCAGGAGAGGGTTACGTTCCAGCCAAGGCCTGACTGTGCGGTGAAGGCAGTGGCAAGCGTCGATGCCAGCCCATCGAACACCGTCGTCGGCGTGCTGGGCAGCAAATAGATTGACGCCGTCACCGGCACCGTGGTGATTGCCGCGCTGGTCACCAGCACGGTGTCCGTCACCACCCGCACGCTGTCGCTCTGCAGCATGGAGTCCACTGCCTCAAGCAGCGCGGCGCTTGCCAGCCCCGTGCCGGTCTTGCTCAGCACCGCCACCAACACTTCGCCCGGGGCGGGGGAGCTCACCGACACATCGCGCACATCCGGGTGAGCGGACAGCGCGTGATAGCGGTACCAGAACGCGCCGCCGGCAGAACTGCTGCCCATGATCCGGTCGATCGTCCTGCTTTGCAGCGCTGCATCGGTTTCGCCAGCCAGGCGAGTGACGCCATAAAACGCGGCGAGGTTATCGAGATCGGGGCCGGCCGCGTAGCGCAGCAGGGTGGCGCGCAGCGCATCGTTCACCCGCTGCCTCAGGATCAGCTCGCGGGCTGCCGCCACCTCCAGGATCTTCACCGCCGGATCGCTTTCCAGGATCTCGGTGTAGCTGGGGTCGCGGGCCTTCAGGTCCGCCAGCATCTCCTGCAGGATCGTCTCGAAGTCGAGCGGCTCGATGATCTGCGGATCAGGGATGGTCGAGAAGTCGATCGTGGCCATCAGAGCACCAACCCCTCGAACGTGACCTGCTGGCCGTTGATCAGATAGTAGCCAGACAGGCTGAGCTCGATCCGCCCATCGGCCGTCACCCTGTCGATCGTGATCCGCTCCACCTTCAGCCGCGGCTCCCAACGGTCGAGGGCCTCGGCCGCTGCTGCCACCATGTCAGCGACGAGGAACTGGTTAATGGGTCGATCAACCAGGCCCATGAGGCGTGAGCCGTAGTCGCGTCGATGCACCCGCGTCCCCAGCGGGGTGGAAAGGATGTCGCCGATCGACTGCTTCAGGTGGTCAAAACCTTCCAACGCAGCGCCAGTGGTGCGGCTCATGCCGGCCATCAGTTCACCTCCACATCAGGACTGCCGCCCTGGAGGGTGGCACCACATGCAGTCTGATCCCCCACGCGGGCGACGGCCTGGCCGTTGGCGGTGGTGTCGGGACTGCCGGTGACGATGGCGTTGGGCCCGTGGATCGGGCAGTTGTAGGTGTCCCCCACACGGGCGACCGCAATGCCGTTCGCGGTCGTGTCTGAACTGCCGGTGGTGACCGCGCCACCGTGGCTGCCTGGATCACCGATGCGAATGACGGCTGGCATCAAGCCCCCGGGTTGAGCTGCAGCTGCGGGGCGCTGAGCTTGATGACCTCCTCGGCCTCGACCAGCAGCCGCTTCACGTGGATCGTTGCTTCTGGCAGGTCGTCGCCGCCGGCCTCCGCATCCACGCTGATCTCGGCGGTGCGGAGCCTGATGCGCTTTGCCTTGAAGACCACCTGGGAGTTGCTGGCGCTGGCGTCGACCGTGAAGGTGTGGTTCTCGCGGTCGTACTCGACCACGGTGCCGTCGTCGTAGGTGCGGCGGTGAAGGCCCGCACGATCGCCGTTCGCGTTGCCATCGCTGAACAGGCCGGGGATGGCGACGCCATTGGTTAGCTCACCCGACGGGGCCAGGAGCATGACCACCTCGCCCACCTCCGGCGGATCCCACACGCAATCTTTGCCAGCGCGGGGGCTGAACCAGGGCAGCCAGTCGGTGAGGATCGCCCCATCCTGTAGGGAGACGCGGATCGCGGGGAAGCCGGCCGTCTCGCCGTTGTAGTCCGCTTCCGCCACGGTGCCGTAGCGAGCGACGTTGCTCAGCCGGCGCGCGTGATCAGTCGCCTCGCGGCCGCCAACACCGCTGGTGATCTGGTCATCCCGCTGGAGTTGAAACATGGGCCTGCCACATGGCGCGAATGACGAGGGATGGCTCAGCAGCGGGGCTGTTGTCGGGCAGCATCAGCAGCTGGGATGCGTACAGGAAGATGCCCTGCCTGATGGGGTGGGAGCAAGGGTTGGGGATGGTCCGACCGATGAAGGCCTCGGCCGCGGCGGTCGCACGCTCCAGGGCGGGGCGGGCCCGGTCGGCGTCGATGGTGGTGCCGATGAAGCCTGCCAGCGCCTCAAGGGAAAGGTCGAGGGGCGGCGGTGGGGGGGGTGCCTTGCGGCGGCGGGTGGTGGCCATCAGGTTGGGGTGCCGTTGACGATGATTGTCGCGCCGCCGGTGGGGCAGACGGTGCCGATGCTGTCGGCTGGACAGCCGGGGGTGACCTGCCCACCAGGGTAGGCACCGGACTGCTCCAGGGAGCCGGCGCTGATGACGTAAGGGTTGCTGCAGGTGCGGTAAGGGGTGTTGTACTCGACCGCGTATCGGAGGGTGGTGGCGTTGGTGGTGAGGCTGCCGTCGAAGTCTGGCGGCTCGGAGCTGGTGTCCATCAGCATGGCGTCGGCAGACTCGAAGCCTGGGATGATCCAGGCCTGGAGGGCTGCCTCCACCTGCTGGGCCATGGTGTCGAGATCCTCGTCCAGGTCGTCGTAGGACTGGGCGACGCAGATGACGGAGACGATGCAGCGACGACGCTCGAAGCCATCGAAGCCGGACGTGGAGCGATCGATGACCTGCTCCGGCTCGCGGGTGTGAACCACGATGGCGGGAAGTGTCGGCTCATCCTCCTCGTCATTGATCGGCATGAGCCGGCCGGAGTAGACGCGCTCTTCGGCAACTGTTGCATCGCGGAGCCGCGCGACAAACGCTTGGCGGAGAAGGGTGCGGGGATGAGGCATGTGGGTTAGTTCGTGGGCGGTGTTGACTTCCAGGGATGGCCCGCCGGTAAGCCTCCGGTTAGCCCGCGCTTGTTGGCAAAGTAGCCCTCTAGGTTTTGCCTGATTGTTGTTGTTGCCGTGCCTGTGAACACGCTTAATTCTTCAAGATCAAAAGCGCCGAAAGTTGCGTTGTCAACTCTGTAGGTACCGAGCTTGACGGTAGAGGCATTAACTATATTTCCGGTCGCGGTGAGGGAGGTCCCGGCTTGCGTGCCATTAACGAATAGCCTCAGCACCCCAGCGTCTAAAACTGCGGCCAGGATTGTTCTTGTTGTATATGTTACGGTTGGCGTGAAAGTGCTGCCGGCACAGACATGACTCCACCGTCCGCCGCCGTTTGTGGCCAGCGCACATCCCGTCACCGTGCCAGCTGGGTGCGTTGTGATCCCACCGAATAGAGCGTTATTGTTTATTTTAGCTACCATCGCAATAATGTAAGAGGCGCTTGCGGCAGCGCCAGAGGGGAAGAACTGGCTGCCGATAGTCATCTGATCGTTGACGCCATCAAAACGGAGAACCGTATAGCCGGATGCCGTAGTGATTGTTGGCCTATTAGTCGCTTCTATTGCGTTCCGTCCGTTTCCGGTGAGGTCATTTACTTGGCTTGCAAACCCGCCAACATCCGTATAGTTCGCGGTGTTAAACATATCAAGCCACAGTGCGCCTGACGCTGGCGTCCATAGGTTTGATGTGCTTACTTTTGGCCTTGGAACAATCAGCAACTTGTTGCCTCCCGCATAGGGTCCTTTGCGCCACTCATGCCGAAGGCTCATTGATCCAGCCGGTGGAAAGATTGAAGGGTTGGCCAGCCTCAATCTGCTGGCGCAATTCGGCGGCGCGCTCCATGTTCTGGAAGCCCGCGTGCACCAGCGCCTGGTGGCGGGTCAGCAGCTCGGCCATAAACGATGTTGCCGTTCCCTCAGCGTCGCGCCGGATCGCTTCCGCCAGCAGAACTCCTAGCATCGGGTCCTCATTGCTCGGGTAGAGCCTGGCGTTCGCCTGCAGCCGCGCCGCCTCCACCTGATTCAACAGCTCCTCCACCGGCCGGCGCAGTACCTCCAGGGTCTCCTCCCAGGTGCCGGCCGGGCCGCCCGCCTTGGGGCTGGCATAGTCGATCGCACCCCATGTCGCGACCTCGTAGAAGATCGCCGGGTCGTACTCGCGCACCTTCGACTCGCCCTTCAGGTAGAACTGCAGCTCGGTGCCGTCGTAGGGCAAACCAAACAGGTTGGGCCAGCGGGTGCCGCCGGGGTTGGTCGCCGTTTCGCCTCGCAGCGGCACAAACAGATCCACGCTCTGCCCCTCCTGCGGGCCGGGGTCGGCGTAAAAGCGCACGCCGGTGTCGGAGTTGGTCTGGATGGTGGGAGTGGTCATGGTCAGATCGCGGAGCGGGTAAAGAGGAACTGGGCAAACAGGCCCTGAGCGCCAGTGCCGACGCCGATCAGATCGACGCCGATCCGATCGCCGGCAGCGAACGTGCCGCCGGTGATCGAGGCCGACGCATCTACCAGGCTGGCGCTGGCAGCCAGCGTGGCATTGCCGGTCAGCACCGACGTCTTCACGCCAGCTGCCGTGCGGCGGTAGGCGTTGAACGTCGTGCTGCTGCTGCCGGTGTTGTCGATGTGGCAGCCAAACCGGACAGCAACCAACGTGAAGCTGCCCGAGGGCACCGGCACTGGCACCTCCGCATAATTGGTGGCTGCCGTAACCGTCTCACCCTTGTTGCTAATCATCTGGATTAGGCCATCGCCTAAGCTTCTCCAAGCAATTAACCCATCGACAAGCCTAATTGGGATTTGACCAATCGCGCCAGCTTCGCCACCGATTAAGAACGGCGCTTTGAAATCAAGCGGAGTCCGTACTTCCTGCGTCATTAGCGTCAGCCCACAACCACAGCACGTAATGAATTACTGGCTGGTGCGGGAGTCACAACAAGAACCACCGTGTTCACGGTCGGTCGTTGCACATCACAAATGATGTTGTCGTACTGCCCCGATGTCGGGAACACGTTCACCACCACATCCCTGGTGTTTAGGTTATGAGTGATCGTGTAACTGGTCGCGCTGCCATCACCAAAGGTCGCAGCGAAGCGCTTTGGCGCACCGCTCCAGTTCTTCAGCTTCAAAGGCGAGACAATTCGCGCATCATCCGTGCCTGCATCCGTTTCTGCTTGCGTGGCGATCTCGGCAATGCCGGAGTTCGTTTCCGTTGCGCTGGGTGCAGAAGTGCCAAAGCTCGCCCACGTCACCGTGGAACTGTCGATCGTGCCGTTCAACGCCGTCTGCCGGAACGTGGTTCCAGAGTCGGTGCCCTCCTCCACGCTCACCACCGCCTGCTCCAACTCGGCGAAGGTGTTGGCATCCAGCGCCCTGGTCATCGGCGTCGATGCGCCGTTCCAGATGTAGATGCCGTTCTGGGACGCGGTGGTCTGCGACCGCACCAGCACACGATCCTGCGAAGCCAGCGTCACGCCGTCGATCGTGGCGCCCGGGCTCGACACGTTGATGTTGCTGCCAACCGTGCTCACCCGGCAGGAGTCTTTCCACGCCAGGCCTTCTACAGCCGAATCCACATAACCTTTCGTCGCAGCATCGCCGCTGTTCGTCGGGCTGGGTAGGTTGATGATCTTATTGGCGCTCAGCGCGTCTAGATCGGTGTGAAACTTTTGGGCCATGGTTAGATCAGCCTAGCGAATCCGGCAGTAGCCGGGTTGACGATAACCACGGCTTGGTTGACCGTGGGATGAATGACTTCAGCAATGATCTTGCTGCTGCCGGAATCAAACAGCTCCACGCTAGGACGAAATCCTAGGTTGTGATTGATGGTCCACACTGTCGCCGGCGTAGGCTGCTGATGCACATAGGCGGCCGATCCGCCCGTGCCTGCAGGCCCCTGCGGGCCAGGGTGGATCACCTCCACCACCTCCACGCCGGCTTCCTGCACGATCTCGATCTGAACCTGCGTCATGGCGTCACCGGCTCGCTGTAATTCCGATCCAGGAAGGCGGTGCCCTCCAGCCAGAAGTACCGATCACCACCTGGTTCGATCACCATCAGGTCCCACTGCCCGTTCTGCGTGATCAGCCGCGTCACCGGGTACTGGATCACCAGCTCGAACAGGCCCGTCGCCTGGTCAATCCAGGTGATCACACCATCGGCAAACTTTGTCGTTCGCTGGCGGTTCCACACCTGCGCGACCAGCTGGTAGCCGGTGGCAATCAGCGGCACGCCGTCGGCTTTGAGACGCATCCGCTTTCGGAACGTCCCACGCTGCGGGATCGTGATGTCGTAGCGCGCGGGCTGGATCATCGCTGATCCTTGCGATGGAGCATCAGCAGCCACCCATCGTGCCCGTCAGGCTGCGGGTCGATCACCTGCCAGGCCTTGCCACGCACCTCCACTTCATCGCCCTGTTGGGGGCTCACCGGCAAGTCCGTTTTCTTCACCAGGAGAACTGGTTGGGTGGAGCGGACCTGAACTCCGGTGTCCTGATCGAGGGCCACATGGCTGGCCTGGAACACGCCTCTGGCTGGCCACTGCTTTCCCCGGCGGCGGTAGACCACGGGCTCGCCCATGGTCCGGATCACCGCCGAGAGAGCAAGGTTGGCCAGATCAGGCAGCATCAGACCACAAACTCGTTGAGGCGCACCCGTGCGGCGGCGTCAGTGGTGGCCTTGGCCGCAGCGAACACACCCACATAGGAGTTGCTGGTGGCCACCGGCGTGATGCGCTTGTTGGTGTTGTCCCAGTAGGCCTTGGCGCCAAACACGGCGTCGGTGCTGGCACCGGTCGCAGCGGTCAGCCCGTAGATGCCCTCGGTGTGAATGTTGTCAGCATCCCCCTGGGCACCGCCGACGCTGCAAACGCCGAACAAGCTGCCAACCAGCACACCCTCGCCCGGGTTGCGGGCGTAGGGCAGGGTCACCTCGACATAGCAGCCGTCCTGGACGTAGCCCAGGCCAGTTGCAGGATCAAAGCCTTTCATGGAGTCCTCTCAGTAGGGTGATCAGGAAGCCAGCGATCAGACGCCGGAAGATTTGTAGAACGCTTGGTGCTGGCCCACCATGCAGCCAAAGTCGTGACGCAGGTAGGTCACGATGCCATCAGGATCGCGCTTGATCTCCGACTCGATCGTGGGCCCGCCTTCGCCTTCCAGGCCGCCAAACACCACACGATCCACACCAGGGTATTCGCCCACGATGTAATACTCCGTGGTGCCATTGGCACCGTTGACATCCAGCCGAGGCTCGACGATCGGGGTAAGTTTTCCAGTGAAGGGGTTGGTGTTGCTTGTTTGGGTTGGGGTAATAGGAGCGTTGAATACCTCGAAAGTGGTCTCCAACGTGGTCGGCAGTAGAATGTAGCGGGGAACCACATAGAGCGGATTCTTTCCGGTAAAATCCTTCTGATTCCGCATCTTCTGACGAGCGGCGCTAATCCCTGCTACGCCAATGACGCCGGTGCCCGTGTTGTTGTGGCTGGCGTCAAACAGAACCTTGCCGTCGGCGGTGCATTTGGCGTTGCCGGTAATCAGACTCCACACCAAGTTCGATTCCAGCACCGATGTGCCGCGACCCAGGATTTCCACGGCTCGAGTGATATAGCCCAGGTTGTCGTTGATAATCAGCCGGCGGCCGATCACCAGCTTCTTCCCGTACTCGCTTAGCTTCCAAGAACCCTGTTGCTCTTGAATGGTGCCAGCCTTGTACTCACCGTTTTCCTTGATCTCTTCCGGCAAGATCTGACCGCCGACTTCCAGTTCCTTCATTTCGCGGAAGTCGGGCAGGTTCCGCTGGCTGGCAAACGGCCGCCACGTTTGCTGCTCCGGCGCATAGGCCGCCTTTAGGCTCACCCGCTGGATGGAGGCCATCAGCAGCGGGAAGTCAGCGGTGGCGTGCATCGCCCGAACGGCGATCTCCGACTTGTCCATCCCGCGGTGGTTGATGCCCGCCAGCTCCAGGCTGTCGCGGCACATGTCGAGCAAGGTGCTGCCTCGGTACTCGCGCGCGCCGCCCTCGTCCTCGCCGCCGAATCCAGCACGGGCCTTCAGGTGGTCAAGCTTCGCCGCGAAACGCTTCTCGCCATGGTCAAGCGTCACCTCCACCCGGCTGGTGCCCGATGGGGCACGTTGTTCACTGGTGGAGCGGGCGTCGATCAGCTGCATGCGAGCCTCATCGAGGGCCACGCCATCAGCAATGAGCTGGTGGGCCAGCTTCTCATCAACGCCCAGCTTGCGGGTGGTATCGAGGATCCCCGCAGTGCGGCGGCGCTCCTCGGCGCGGATCTGCTCGGCGCTCTGAATGTCGACGCCCACCGTCACGGTGGGTTCAGCACCACGGGCCTCGGCTCGGGTCTCAATAGCAGTGTCAGGCGCAGCCTCAGCGGCCGGCGCCCCCTGGTGGTCAGCCATGGATCTCTCCTGGGGTTTGGTGGGGGTGGGCTCCTCTGAGCGCACCTGGGAACCGGCGTCAGCCGGGATCGGGACAAGAGAAAGCTCGTAAGGCTCCCAGTCCACAGCGCGCTCAACCGGTGTCACACCGGTCTCGTCACGCTCCGTCTTGTGGACTTTGTAGCCCACGCTGACGTTGCGGTAGATGCCGTCGCGCACGTCCTGAAAGATCGGCTCGACTTCCACCCGTGAGCTGAACTTCACTAGGGCACGGCCCTCTGTTCCGGTCAGCCACGCACGCAGCACCACCCCGATCTGGTCTCGGAGGTCGTAGCTGCTGTGGGAGTTCAGCAACGGCGCCCCAGCGTTCAGCCGGTCCAGACGAACTGCACCAGGCTGCAGGCTGAGTTCCTCGATGTAGTCGCCACGAGACCAGCTCGCGCGCTTCACCTGAGCGCCAGTCGTCCACACCAGCTCGACCGTTCGCTCCTCGACGTTGATCGTCGAGGGCTCGAACATTGCCCTGGTGTGTAGCAACTGATCTGCCATTGCGTGCTTCCTCGCTCCTCGATTCTACGGTCACTTTGAAGGTGGCGTTCCTGTTGCGGCCCCGGCCGCCGGCAGTGGCGTGGCTTCCACTGGCGGCGCACCGGTCGGCGGCAGCGCCGTTCCCGCCGGCCGCCCCTGCGTCAGGCCCGCGCTGCTGACTTTGCGTGGGTCGATGTCCAGGGTGATGCCGGCCTCATCCAACATCTTCATCCACTCGATCCACAACTCGATCACATCCTCCGGCTCATAGCCCTCAGCGCGGATCGCCTCCTGCGGCGGCAGCAGGCCGCTGCGGATTCGATCGCGCGTGCTGCTTGTCTCCGACTGCGGGTCGAACAGCTCGCGCTTCGGTGGCGTCCAATCTCCGATCAGGCCATCGGTGTTGATGCCCACCGCACTGGATGCCGTGAAGAACCACCGCGCCACCTGCCGGAACACCGTCGGCTCCAGCTCCTGCCACGTGTCGCTCTTCAGCCGCCGCTGGAAGCCAATCCAGCCCATACGGCCCTGAGTAAAACTGCCGCCGCTGTAGTCGCCCGTCAGCTCCTCATAGGTGATGCCAGCGCCGGCCGCGATCTCCAACAAGTAGGCCCTGATCGTCTCCGGCAGCTCGTTCGCTGCCGGTGGGTTGATCGTTCGAATGTCCTGACCTGGCCCCAACGTCACAATCCCGCCAGGCTCGATTCGTGAACCGATGGTGCTTTTCTGGGTGCCCTGCCCATCTATATCAACAACAGCCGCTGCCAGGCACGCCGCGATCTTTTCTTTCATCAGTCGAGCATCCATCAGATCCTGCACGTCACGCAACCGCACCAGGACCGGCGCAAGACAGGTCACGCCCCGTGTCATCCCAGGGCGTTCCGGAGTGAACAAATGGATGATCTGCTCTGCCGGCACCGTGTTGCTCACCATGCTCGTCACACGATTTGCTCTCTCACCCGGATGGTAGTTGTACAACCAATAGTCAACAGGCTTGTCTTCTGCGTCATAAACAATGCCACGCTTTGTATAACCGCCGCTCTCGCCGCCAGGTGTGTCGTGTGACTCATCGATCCAGTCGGCTTCCATCACCTGTAGTTGAAGCGGCACCCGCAGACCCAGCCGGCGCATCGTCGCGCTGCTCGGTGTGCGCCAACGGATCAGCACCTCGCCGCTGCCCTTCCACGCCTGCACCACTTGCTTCACCAGGCCGTCGAAGTTGGCCTTGCCGTAGTAGTCGCACTGAATCGGATCCTTCATCCAATCCTGCATCAGCCGGGTCACAGTCTTGCCGCGGCTGCCATTCTTCCGGCCATCCTTCGCCTTGAAGCTCCACCCCTCACCAATTAGGTTGTCGCTCCACACCTGCACAATCTTTCTGGCCCAGGGGTTGTTGCGAATCTGATCACGCGCGCGGTCGCGCATGTCCGCAAACCCTTGAGCGCTTGCGGCATCTGCAGAGCCGCGCTGCGTCATCCAGTTGTCGGTCCGACGGCCACGACCAGCCGCCGAATACTTCCGCATCTCGTCCAGCTGGAGGCGTGCCGCCTCACGGCGCAACGCCGCGCGAGGGGCAATGGCGGCCAGCAGCTGCTCGAAGGGGTTCATTCGTAGTCGCGCACGAACGCCGGGTAGTCGATCCGCACCACCGGGGCGCTCACCGCCGACAGATTGGCGATGATCATCGCCCGGGCCTTCATCAGCTGCTCGCTCGACTGGTAACGAACCACCTTGTCGTCGTAGCGCACCTCCAGGTAGCCGCCAGCAATCGCTTCCTCGATCGCTGCCAGGTGCGCCTGCGTGAACGTGTTCATCCGGGCCACCTCCGTCGCTGCATGTTACTCAGTCCCAGAATGAGGATCCGCCGCTCTTCTCCTCCTCCTGATCGTCCTCCTGCTCTTTCACCGCTGTCGACACTTCCTGCGCCTGCAACGGCATCCCGTGCTCTTCTTTCCACCGCTCATCGCTCCACCGGTCCGCACCCACCAGCGCCGCCCCGGCCCTGGCATAGATCCGGCAATCGAGCACCTCGTTGCGAGGCCGGGTCTTCACCCACCCGACCCGGTTGTACCCTCGCCGGTCGATCGTGTTGGTCAGCCGCTCTGCGCATAGCTGCCGGAAGAACTCCTCGTCGTGCTGCGGGAAGTGGCACCAGCCATGCGGCAGCGGCTCACCCTCATCCGGCAGGCCACGCCGCAGCCAGCCATAGAGCTCAGACTTCCCGGTGCTGCTGCCCACCGGCCACACCTTGACGCCGCCGCGCAGCGCCTTGCCGTTGCGCAGCACCTCCACCCGGCCCGGGGTGCCGATGATCGAGGTCTGGCTCGCCGGCCCACCCTTGACGGCGATAACCCGATTGCCGGCCTGGCTCCGCACCCACCGGTAGACCTCCT